ATGGCTGCTTCGTGCCATTTGGTTTTCATGATTGGGCTTTCGCCTTTGACGTGATGCCAAGTTGGGGTATCGCGTGTTGTTCCACATGGGGCTGTTGTGGTTTTATAGATTTTTCCGATCACGATGTAATGATCTTCACCGTAACGCTTCCAGAGGATAAGACCCTCTGCGTATTCTCCAGATCCTTCGACGCGGCATCTGATGTCGAAGCCATTCTTTTTGTATTCCATTCTGCGTATAGACATTTTGTTTCCTCTCTCTCTACAACCAACATATATGACATCTGGAACATATTACAAGTGTCACAGATAAAATTAATTACATTTAATGCATATTAATTGCAGTGACCCCGACTGCATTAAATAACCTAGCCCAAACCCCTTATTCTTATAGTATATATATATATTATATATATTTATTACATTATTACTTACTACCTTCCCTCCCCCCTCTGGGGGAGACACATGGGGCCACCCACAGGTACTAATACTGGGCTGCATTATTGCAATAAATACATTAATTGTTAACGCCTTGATATCGTTAAGCAAAACAGCTCCACCTTGAGCCGCAATAAATACTGCAATAAATGCCATCGCCCTATTTCTCCCAAGGTGGCTTGGATAAAGTGACTGGTCTGTCGGACATATGTCTCTTGGCTGATCCGACTTTCATCTTCACTCTGGTCATAGTGTCTGGCTTGTAGCCAACTCTTGTTCTGGGAAACTTCCCAATGTTGTGGGCCATTGCTTCTGGCCCGAATGTAAAACCATTCTTGCGAATCATTTCTCTCCCCTCATCCATTTTAAATCTTTGGTTAGTTCATCTCTTTGCTTCATCAGTTTCTCAACCAATTGTGTCAGCCGTGCGATCTCATTTCTTTGCACAGCGTTCTTGCTTTGGAGCTTTTGTACTTCGATATTCTTAGTCACTGGTCTTTCCCTGCCAAAATATATTCTGTTACGAAAGACGGCCTCTTTCCCCAGACCGTCCAGATGAAATCCATAGTGCCGCTCTTGCCCCTCTTAGGAGACATGGCTGGCCTCCACGTCATGGCTATGATCGCCATTGGTTTGGTCTTCCTGAACAATCGCTGTCGCTTCTTAGCGTGCCAAAATGTGGCCTTGGTAAGCATTGCAAACGGCACTTCCTTTTCGGCGCATCGCTCAATGAAGTCAGCGGCCAGATTAAATGGCGGGTTGGTAATGATGCCATCGCACTGACAGTCAGCGTTCAGGAAGTTCATATTCCCCTCGCCATATCCCCGGTCATGCAGATCCGTTGAGATCACTCTGAAGTTGCGTTCTTCCAGAACTTTTGAGATCGCCCCATCGCCACAAGCAGGCTCCCAAATGCGCCCCCCTCGAAACAAATGCTCGAACCTATCGATCAGTGCGATGGTGCATTCTCTTGGAGTTGCGTAGAAGTCGGCAGCGTTGCGGTTATTTTTGGGCGACTTTCCCCCGATGATAACTGATGACTTCATTTTGATAGCTCCCCTCCACATGCCATGTAGCCAGCCCCATCAATCCAATTGTCTTTATTCTTTGGATTTGATTTGGCTCTGGCAATTTTCAGGAGCGCCATCATTGCCCCAACTTCATGCGGTTTTATCAGGGTATCCAAATAAATTGACCAAAGATTTGCGATGGCAGTCAGATTGTTTTCCATGTCTCCATGAGTAGCTGCCCGATCTTTCGTGACATATTCTTTGGCGGTGTCTAAAATTTCTGCTCTGTTCATTACATTCTCTCTCTGGGTTGATTGATATATGGGAAGTCTTTTGGGGTTAGCTCTGGCAGGCTGACAGCACCTTTGTCGCCACTGACACGGTGTCTTGTTCTGAAGAAACCATCGTGTTCATAGTAGGCTTCCATAAACTTTCGAGCATACCAAGCGACATAATTGTTGTTGATTTTGAAAGTAGACTTTCCATCAACGTCTGCCTCATCTGTCTCCCACCTGATGCGCTCCATAATTGCTTGCGCTGAGTAATTTTTAAATCCACGATTAATTCTTTCCAAGGAAAACCTAATAAACAATTCTCGAACTATTGGATTTTCTGCGTCAAACTCAGCGGCCTTTTCATCAAGTTGTTGTTCCCTAGTTTTCATTTCTCTCTCCTTAGTGTTGTGGTGGTGCGAAGTAGGCAAATCTGGCCCGACCTTTTTGGCCCTCATTTGTCTGGCGATATTCTATGCCGCGATCTTCTTGCAGTGCCGCGAAGACTTCTTTGCGCCGTCTTGGTTCCATATTTGCGAATGCCGAAACTGTTCGTGAGATTTGGCTTTCGGTAATTCCAGCCAGCCCAGACTTTTCAATCTTGGAGTAAACGGCCTTGCAGCAGGAATCGAATGGACCTTCGGCCATGTTCGAGCGGAACATCTCAATGGTTTGCTTGGCATAGTAATCGACATAATCGATTGACCACTGCATTGCATCTGCCCCGATTTCATCTTGGCCCATTGACCGGGATATGATCAGAGACAGGCGCATGGCGATTTCGCGTGATCGATTGTACATGGCCTCCAATCCTGTGCCAGTCTCTCGCCTGATCGCGTCCACCAATTTCTCTTCGTATGATCTGAGAAGTGTCTCAGCCTCGACAGTAAACGGCACGTCGATTGGATGTGGCGGCATGTCATGTGCGTTACCCAAATCCAGATCACCGATCTGTGCGTGTGCATGTTCCTTCGACCATGCTGCCAAACGCTCTGAGATATTTGATCTGCGCTTTTTCTGAGATAGCTGCACTCCGATCTCTGACTTCACAATAACGAATCGGTTTAAAAGACCAGAGGCAACATCACCTCCACCAATTGCCTGCATAAACTCTGATGGTGTGGACATTCCGACAAGTGTCAGACTGGGTCGCTTTACGACCTTTTCCAACTTCTCAGCTTCGGATGCCTTCATGGTGTTGGTGGCGTAACCTTGCTGGCGCAGTGTACCATCCTGACGGCCAAAGCATTCCATGATCGATGTTAGGGCGTCTGCCTTATGCTGGTTTCCTTTGGCGGCTGCTGACTTGAGCTGGCGTCCAAGTTCATCGACCACAGAAACATGGGTGGGCTTTTTGGTCAGAGTTGATATGACCCCAGCAGCAGACGTGTAGCCTGCTGGACCGATTAGTTCATCCAGACCAGACGCCTCCAGCAACTCTTCAAGAACAGTCTTAGTATGCTCTTTGCCCGATCCTGTCTCACCAATGTTCAGAAAGTATAGGCTGGAAAAGTTGCGCTGAGCTGTTACCCAGCGCCTGCCCATGACCACAGATCCATATGCTATGGCTGCTTGAACTGCGAATTGTGGCTGTGGTTTGATGGCCGTGACCGTGTAGTAGTTGACAACATCCTGCAAGATGCCCGGCACAGAGAGTAAATCTTCTGGAACATTTTCCATCGAACCCTGTTTTGCTTTCTTGGGCTTGGATAAAATTTGGTCGGCAATCTTTGCGCCATGTTCAATGGCCTCCTTGTCATATTCATAATCTGGATCTTGCGTCACATTCAGAAGATGCGCTGCATCTTTAACTGCCTTGCTGACATTGCCTTGATGCTCGTACTGCAAGTAAAGCTCGAAAGCATCAAAGCTGTGTGCGCTGTCAAATGGATCTGATGCATGGTGGCTGTAGGCGCGGCCATCATCGAATAACTTTACGCCGGCCAATCCAGATGAAGAGTTTGGCGAGAGATATCTGTTGCGAGATGTTGGCTTGTATCCATACTGCACCAGAAGTGTGTGCATGTCGTGCGCCTCATTAAAGGTATCGATCACTGACGTGCTGTCGCCTTTTGGCCTTGGCTTTCGCGTTGGCTGAAACTCTGCCTTCTTTTTCCAAGGACAGATGTCCTGAAGCTGTGGGCGAAACTTATCCCACTCGCGCCATAAGGTCAGGAGCTGCGGCGGCAACTCTGGAAGACCATCCCAGATTGGCATCCCCGACCACTCATATGGGCGCCCAGTATCTGGGTGGATTGATGGCGGCAGAACGTCCTGCACAGATCCAGCTCGCAGCTCGAAGACCACTTCTGTTTTGCGCGGATCATCTTTGACAGGCCACGATATCTTATGGGTGATTAAATCGGATGGCGCTTTAAAGAGCAGCTTGCCCCGGTTTTCACGTCCGATAATTTGTGGCGCTGAGTTCATTAGATCCGAAAAGTTGATACCCAGCTCTTCGAAGATCAGCTTTGTGTTTTCGACATTATCGATATCGACGGCGCACGTTCCTGACGCGCCATGCAACAGCCCAACATTATGGGTGGGGTTTAGCTCGTAGTATTCCCGCGCTGCATCTGGATCTGACAATGCCTGCTCTGGCTTTTGCCAGCCAAACTTTGTTGGACCCTTCGAGCCTGCTGGTATGGTGACCAGATACCAGCTTAATCTGGAGCAGTATTCTTCTATCTTCATTGCGAATCACTCAGGTATTCGGACAGCTTTTTCCAAGTGGTCAGGCTGATTTGCTCATTGCCTGTGGCAATTGATTTGACTGTTGGGTGAGATAGTCCACAGCGTTCCGCAACCACGGTCAACCGCCTATCTTGTAAGGTTTTTCGTATGTCATCGATTGGTATAAGGTTTGTCATTTTTTTCTCCATTTTGGTGCAAATTTATATATTTTGCAAAAACATCTTTACAGTCTTTAAATGTTTCTGTAAAGATCGATTCGAGAAGAAGAAGTGAAGAGTAGAAACCAAAGGAGATTGCAGTGAGCAATGTTGATGGATTGGCCTCCGAGTGGCTGGAAGTAAAGGCGCAAGAAAAAGAGATTATCGCAAAGCGCCACGCGATAGAAGAGCAAATCACAAAGGCACTGGATGCCAAGGGTGAAGGCTCAATTTCCCACAAACTGGAACAACACAAAGTCACGCTGACACAGCCTGTGTCACGCAAGGTTGATCCGATTGTTTGGGATAAAATCAAAGATAAAATTCCTGAAAACATGCACCCGATAAAGGTGGTGATGTCTGCTGATTCGGTTGGCTGTCGTTACTTGGCTGATAAAGAGCCGCGCATGTGGGCGAAAGTTTCGAAAGCGTTCGAGACTAAGCAGGGCAAGATTGGTGTTAAAGTCGAGCAGCTTTAATGACCTTCTGGTATATGCTGGTGGTTTCTTATTCGTTGGAATTTGATAGCGGAGAATATTTAGAGTTCCGCATTCCATTTAAAAACTACCACTCTTGCATCGCGGCGCAGGATCAAATTCACGCCGCGATCTATAAAAATTACCGCGACATTCAATCAAGCTGCATTGAGACAGATCGCGCATCATCAACAATACGGCCAAAGGCACGGCCAGATTTTAAAAAGGAGAAGTAAATGGAAAAGGAAATGGACAAAATGTTGGATGAAATATTCCGCAAAGTTTTTGGGGAGAGATATTAATGGCGATTAATTTGAAATCACTGTCGAAGCCTACGGGCCAACGACCAATCATCGCCACGTTGTTTGGCGAAGGCGGCATGGGCAAGACCACACTGGCTGCGATGTTTCCCAAGCCTGTATTTATTCGGACTGAAGATGGCACGGCCAGCTTGCAGGGGAATGAAGAGGTGAGCTTGTTTCCATTGGCGACAAGCAGCCAAGATGTCTTGGATGCAATCGAGGCGTTAGCCACAGAGAAACATGAGTTCAAGACAGTTGTGATTGACAGCATTACGCAGTTGGCCACAATGGTTGAAAGCGAAATTGTTGCGGCTGATCCAAAAGCCAAGTCGATC